CTGGTACCACAATTCCACTGCCACTAAATTGTACGTTGTTGATGTATACAGACGAATTTCCTGTTGTAGAAACCGTCAAATTACCACCACTCGTTGATGTCAAACTTGGATTTGCACCCGCCAATGTCAAATCGCCACTCAAATTAGTACCTGATGCACTAAGAGCTTGCAACTGAGTCAATTGACTTGCGGTCAAGGTGGTAAAACTACCAGCTGCTTGAATGTTTTGACCAATTGGAGCAGCATCAATTGAGCCTGACGCAACCACATTACCGGTAGCATCCGTCTGAATAATCAAACGTGAACCTGACAAATACTGTTCTTCAAACGTCGTATTAGCAGCGTCCCTTTGATGTAAAATTATAGAATATGGATTTAGTGTAGGCATATAAGTGAACCTTGAATCTCTTTATAAATATATTAATTGTTTAAAAAACCGTTTTAAATTTCATAGTTGTTTAACGGTTGACGTAGCCATTCACCATTTGAATAAATGTAATGAAATTCATTGTCATATGCCATCCATCCCTCTTCACCATAATCGTTGGGTGATGTAGGTGGTGTATGCCAAGTAACATTTGGATCATTCAAAGTGCCCGACAAATCGATTTGATAAGTCTGAAATGTAGCATTCATCTGTTGTATGCCTACATCAGCATTCCAAACCGCAATTGGTTGACGCAACCATCTACCATTGATATAAATGTAATGAAAGTTTTCATCATACGCCATCCAACCTTCTTGACCGTAGTCATATGGTGTATTTGGTGCAGCATACCAAACTGGATTATTGTAAAACACAGTGGATTGATATGTCTGAATAATTGTTTCAACCTGTTGAGCAGACAAATCCTCATTCCACGAACTAAATGTAGGTGATGCAAGTTCGGTACCATCTTCAACCATCGGATTAACGTAGTGATATGGTATAGGCTTCTTGTATGAGTTTTCTCTGACCTCTTTGTTGATTTTGGCCATTTCGGTACCAGAAACAACTTCGCTGGTAACAATAACTCTACGTTGAGTAAGAGTTTTTGTGGTAGTAAGTTTCTTGTTCTCAAATGAATCTGGCAACAAATAGGCTTGAACAGTCATATTGAATGTTGTTCGTACCATTCTATCTTTACCCGAATTTACTTCGGTGGTATTGGAATAATCATTGATGTAAACTCTAAACTTGAATCGTTTTGGATCACCCCAATATTCTTCAGCAGCAAAATTGATCTTTTCAATCAATGAGTTCATTTGTTCAACATATTCTGTCCACATCATAAACTCATAAGTCAATGTTACATGGTCAGGCATCGTAACATTCAAGATTTGAGCAACTGGAGCACTTGCACTTGTCAACAAAGAAAACTTGTCGTATTTGTTTTTTTCATCAAACTTTTTAACAACTTGAATGTCCAAATGACGATTCAATGTTGCCAAATTTTGATTTTTAGCAACAGTGTTTCTCTTGTACATGATAGCAGGCAATTGAAGTTTGCCTTGATTATCACGAATTCCACCATCTGTTTGAATAGACTTCCAACGTTCTGGACTTCCATAAAACATTGGAACTTTTACGTTTTCACCATTGTCTTCAACAGTCAAGTTGATGACTTTATCCATATATTCAAATATGGCTGTATCAATATCGAGCAACGTAATTGTAAAGTTCTTGAACTTGTCTTGATCTCTACGAACTTGTGTTGCACGATTGACAGTAGCTTTGACTTCAGCAACATTGTTGTCTTTGTTTCTGAAATTTGGAGCTGGATTATCTGGATTTCCTTTCCATGCCATACGTTATACCTGTCTCTCAAAAATGTTTAGTTTACTCAATCTGCTATAGTGAGTATTGCAAATAAAACTGTGACTCTTGGTATCTTGTCCACCCAAGAATTGTTCTTGAACTACGTTGTCGATTTCGTGATAACGATCATTAAAGAAAACGATATCACCAATTTGTGGAAAGAAGTTCACCTGTTGACACATCTTTTCTCTAAACTTGAACACCACCGTTTGATCACGATCCGGGCCAAATCCTTCATCTTCACCACTAATATCGCCACGGTCAATCAAACAACTAATGTCAATGCCGGGATAAAAAGTCTTACCCTCAGATGGTGCACTTTCACCATACAAGTTAACTTTGGTCTCAGATGCAGCAATCTTAAAAACAGTGACCAACGTTTCAATAATATCACCCATCAACTCAGCATTGATGGAATTGATAAAATTGATGTCACGAGCGCTAAAATATCTTCCTCTTAGTGATGCCATAGATTATCCTATATAAATCATCATTGGAACTTTTTTCAAAATCTCAGTGCTCTTGTCAGCTTTCATTGCTTGTTCTTCAATCAACTTAGATGGCAATGACGCTTCCAACATCTCACGAAGTTGTGTGAGTAGAGCTTCTTTTTCAGTGCTTGCTTCACTACGTAGTTCAGCACCATCCAAAGTAACTTCACCACCCGGAATTGGAATGGTACTATACTTTTGACGAATCGCACCCAACATTTCTTTACACAATGCCAAGTAATACTTGCGTATCCATTGTCTACCCGGAGCATTGATCTTGTTATAGATAACATCCTCATATGGAACATTACTAAAGTCAGAAATTTGATCGGGAATACTACCAGATGGCGTATTTGAGGAACCGGTGTAATATAGATTTGCATCTCTATCACTTTCCAACGCATACTCAAAATACACTTTGTAGTTGTTGGTTGGAATTGGAAACAACTTCAATTTGTTGTTCACAATTTCAAAACTGTAACTACTCTTACGAACCATATCGTTGAACTCAATTGCTTGACCACGAAGCAAATCTTCAAAAATCGGTGTCATCAAAAATTGAACAGCAGGACTATATCCAGCAAACCCCATTTCATTCAACACGTTGCTGTATGACATACCGGTCATACTAAATGGATCATAAATACGAGCAAATGCAGGAGGACCATGGTGGAAAATACGTTTCACTTCGATACGATTTCCAGATCCAGATGCTTGTTCATACAATGATTGTAAGTCATATGTTTGTTGACCGGTAACAACATCGATGCTACCTTTCTTCCAATCAACATTACCACCCACGCCCACTTCACTACCGTATCCCTTTGACAACTTAATCACATATGGCAACGGATCGCCCGTCATAGAACGTCCATTAACTACGGTTGATGTAGATTGTCCAAGCAGTGACAACAAATTGTTACGAATGTTGAATTGATTGATTTGTGAACCATATTCTGTTACAGCTTCTTCAAATGCTGCATAAAAGTTCAAATCGATCATTTCGATGTCTTCGATGGGATAACCCAAACGGATCGCTGCCCAGACCGCACTGCTACTGCAATCGGCCACAAAACGAGCATCAGTGTCGTAAAACCCAAATGGCGTTCGTCCCGGCACAGAACTACCGCTGCCGGGCCATCTTACTCTATCTTGGTCTAAATTAGCACTCATTTGATTTAAATTTATTTAGGTAACTCCCCAGTAGGAAGTCGTTTCATGTCGGTTCTGGAATATCCAGCTTTAATTCCACGTTTCTTCAACGCACTAACTGCTTTGGATGCTGGTGATCCTGCTGCTTGCATTCCGTGAATCAATAACGCAAACGGTTTATCATCTTTATAAGCATGAGTATCATCATGATCGATTTCCAACCCAGTATGTTCACCACCAGCTTTGTCTTTCCATACATAACTGTCAGCTTCTTCCGGTGACATTACCACTGCTGCAAATTTCAAACCCTTTTGTTTGATTTCACCATCGTGTTTTCCTCCCAAAGAATGTGTAATCAAAAAGTTGACAGGCAATGACAAATCTTTAAAATATGGATAACTCTTGGTGTATGCATAAAAAACAATATCTGGAAATGCTTTGGCAACCAAAATCCACCCGTCTAAATATGTCTTACTAAAAAAGTCCCCACCAATGTGAATTCTAAAATACTTAGCACTACGTGGTAAATTTTCAGAAATTGCAGCAATCATTGATTTTGCAAAAGCAACCGGACCACCACTTTTCAAACGGGCTTTTGCTAAATTTTCATTATATTCTCTTTGCAAATAAACATCTGGATACATTAACTCTTGACTTGCAGAAAAACATTGAAATTCAGAACTAGGTGACCGTTTCAACTTAGATGTTTTTGTCTTTGGATCACGTTCAACTTTAGTCAAACACTTTTTAGCAAAAGGACATGTGTATCCAGATCTCAACGAAAAATTATAATGATCGATTTTTGCGTTTGGTGGACTTATTCTGAAAATAAGACAGGGGTCGTTAAAATCGACTCCTTCCAACAGCAATTGTGCAAAAATCTGATAACTTTCATGAATCATACCTTATAAATATTCACAGTTTTGTTATTCTTACAATAAGTTTACCAGTTCCTTTAATAACTCTGTGATATGTTTCTTTTGGTATAAATAACGTATTTTCAAGGTGTATTGGAAGTTCATTGTCCATCTGAAACTCCCATGCATGGTTCTCTATAACCTCAACTATACGATCTTCTCTGTCTTTATGCCATTCTAATTCATGATCATCAACGTCTTCTGAAAATGTACGAAGGTATTGATTGTTACCCAAAACCGTCTCTTTATATGGTATCGACATAATTGTTATACTCCCCCGGATCACTGCTTAATCTGCTAATAACTATGTCGTTTCTATTAAATTCAACATCTGGTATTTTCTTCCATGAATATCCACCACCCGTTTCATAAACATTATAAGGTATATCGATTTCATACACACCTTCCTTAAACTGACCAACAATATAAACATGTTGTTCATAATTGCTGCACACACTTTGAACATTCTCAATCTTATGTCTATACAAAACACCGATTAAATCGTCAGCTATCAAGTGACATATACCACCACTACCCAATTCAGTATCTTGACCGTTCTGATCTTGTTTCCAATCGTCATATTGTTTTTGAGCAACCTTAACCATGTCGTCCTTAACAATATCTGTAATGTCTTTAACACTATTCAATGAAGACGTATCAAATTCATCTTCATTTTCATCCAATTTTCCAAGGTCGTTAAACTTATCTTCATCAATCTTAGTCTTGACATCCAATATTAACTCATTGAGAGTCTTATAATCAGTAAAATACACAGAAGAAGTTTTATGATCTGGAATCAATGTATTTAAAGTATTTCCCTCACGATCTTGCAATACCATACTACAACGAAACCGCATCAACTCATTTGGAGTATTTAAATCTTTAGGTTCTAAACTAACAGATGGCATACTCATCAAATAATCATCGTCTGCCATCGTAAATTTATTCGATAATTCTCTTTCTGGTACTTTATCAAACTCATTGACGATGTTGACAAAATACAGTTTATCATTGGTTTCAATATGAAATCTTGCACGTAAAGAACTATTGTGTATTGATACCCGTTTTGGCATCTTATATTTGACCTGATCTTTTATGAAATCAGCAACATCAAACAAATCCACCTCATATTCTGGAAACGTTCGGGTAAGTTGGTTCAAACAAATACTGCCAAATTTCTCAGCAGTCATGTATCCTTGACCATCTGTGATTTCACGAATTAGATCTTTCAACTTAATCATAAATTGATATAGTACTTTCCTTGTGGACCGCTATATTTGAATCGGGTAATAGGAATAACAATATTCAATCCGTCTTTGGTATGCGGAAACATTCCTTTCTTAACATACGCAAGTGTCATATGAGGATGATATTCTGGATAACTATCCTCATTTGGCAATCGATCACATCTGTTTCTCAACTCCATCAACTGTTGATTGTTTTTATCCACGTCAAACTTAACCACATCATAATTCTCATTGTTAAACTGACTCAACGCTTTCAAAATGATATTAAATGGCTTTACACCCTTCAATACGGTTGCAACATCCTTACGTTGCAAATCGGGCAAAAATCCATACTTCAATGTTACATGTGGTTCTTCATCATAACCATATGTAGGATCATTTGGATCAGTATACAATATCTCTGGAGGTATTGCAGTCTTACCAATACGAACAATGTGAGGACCATAAGTTG